TATTGGTTGTTCCGTCTGCTTTGTAGTTGGCTGTGGTCTTATATGTTTTGTAAATTTTTTCCTTATCGTAACCCTGCATCGATACTTTTTCTTTCCTACTTTTGCAGTAATTGTTGTTTTGCCGGCTTTCTTCCCCTTAACCTTACCTTTTTTTGTAACTGTAGCAATATTTCTGTTAGATGAACTCCATCTTACTTTATTTTTGTTATTTTTTAACTTCAAAGTAACTGTCTTTCCTACATAAATAGTTACAGTTGTCCTACTTAATTTTACTTTTTTTGCTGCACTTACATCCATTGTTGGTATCATCGATATTGACAAAATTAATGTTAGTACAATAGCTATTTTTTTCTTTATCTGTTTCATAGTTTGACATTTCCTTTCTCTATTTTTCCTAATACTTCATAAGTTCGTTTACTTGTAATCCCTTTTCACAAAGTACACGAACAGCTTCAATAAATGATGGCAATTTTTGTTCTTTTTGAAAATCTTCTATCCTTTTTACTAATTCTAAATCTTTTTCTCCAAATTTAACTTGCTTAGCCATATTACTACCTCTTTCTACAATTTCAATGATAAAACTATTATACCATACACTCTTTCCCACTTTTTTCAACAACTGACCCCTCTCTAACCAATTTTCCCACAAAAAAGATATGCTATCTACCACTTTGATAGATAGCATATCTTTTTACTTTTATCCTTTCATTTTCTTTACCTTAGACCATCGGCTGTAAACCTTTTTGCCATTTACAACTGCGTAGGTTCTTACTTTAAAGAAATATGTAACTTTTTTATCCAAAGAACTACGGCTACCGGACATACCGGTTATACCTTTTTTGTTCCTTTTCTTTTTAAGTTTATTAACTTCATTTACCTTTACAAATTTACCTTTTTTGCTGGTTTTCATGTACACCTGCAATCCTTTGCTGTTATCACCAATTATCCCCCATGTCAGTGTCCATTTACTTTTGGTCTTTTTTATGGACAACTTAGGTCTGTTAGGTGTACCCTTTACATAAATTTCTTTAGTACCTGACCATATGACTTTACCATCATTTGAAGTAGTTTTTATTTTGTAAAAGTATTTCTTTCCGGCCTTAACTTTTGAATCGGAATAAACACCACTTTTCAGTTTCTTAACCGATATGTATTTTCCCGACTTCTTTTCAGCCCTATATATCTCATAATCCTTTGATGTGTTTATCTTTTTCCATATCAATCTGACTGTATGATAATTTTTCTCTTTTACACGGCTTAATGAAAGTTTTTCTTTTCTGCCAGTTTCGCCGGATGTCACAACTTCAAAAGATTGTTTTTCGGTTATAATTGTAGTAGAAAATATTTTATCGGTAGTTAAATCTGATATTGATTCTTCCGAAAAACTCTCATTTGTTTTGCTTTCTTCTGTTGTTGTACTGACATCTGCAGATGTAACATTGACAGTTGTTGAATTCATAGTAGTTTCTTCTGTTTCAGTTGTATTTTCAGTCGTTTCTACTTTTGGGTCTGTTACAGTTTCTGATATTTTAGGAACAGTAGTGGACCCTGCTGTAGTCTCTGATGTAATTGAATCAGTGATAAGTTCTGGCGTTGTAATCTGACTTGTAGTTGTAATCGTTGTAGCCTGAGTAGTTGATTCCGTAGTAGTTGTTTCCTCTTCCTTATCAATATCAATACTGATAAACTCGATCCCATTTTCTTCAGCATACTGCTGTGCTGTAGAATTTCTAAAGCCATATATTGTTTTCAAATTCATAGGCATACCTTTTTTTGCCAGTTCAATATTAGGATTTTTGATTGTCATAGTAGTCAATTCAGGGCAATTATCGAAGGTATGATTTTCTATCTTGGGTACCTTACTTGGAATTGTGATTTCTTTAAGTTTTGCATCATATTGAAACGCATAATTTTCAATGTATTTAATACTTTCAGGCAGGTAAACATATTCAAGTTCTCTTTTATAACTCATCCCTGATGTCTCAATTCCTTCAACTCCATTGCCTATTATTACAGTTTTACAGCCTAACTCCGGCAATATATCTTTTTTAATAACAACGCCTTTATTACCAACAAAATAGAATCCATCCGTATAGCCTACCACATTTTTTCCACCATCAGGCCATGTATTATATCCCTCATATGAAAATCTTATTATAGTAATTCCATGTTCTTCTGCATATCCTGTTAAACCATAATTTAAACGCATTTTTTCTACACTATCAGGCCATGATTTTGGAAAATTTACTGCATACCCTGTTGTTACGTCTTTCATATTATTACATCCGTAAAAAGCATTCTCTTCAATTGTTCCACATGGAATTTTATCATAATGTCCATTTGGATTTGCGTTAGATGACAAAAAAATGTATACAGATTCAAGCCCCGTACAATTAAAGAATGCATAGTCAGACACTTTGCTTATATGCTTGAGTAATACTATTTCTTTTAAACTTTCACAGTTTGCAAAAGCATTCTTGCCTATGATTTCAAGACCATTTGAAAGCTCAACTTCTTTAATATTTTTATAGTTTTTAAACATTCCATCAGGTATATTTGTAATTTCATTGTCCATGACAACTTTTAAAACCTTATCAGAGATTTCTGCCTTTTGAAGGTCATCAAACTGTTCTATATCTATCTCTCCCGTACCTGTAATACGCAGTGTTCCATCCTTTTCCAATTGAAAATAAGTCTGTGGACCACATTGACCTTTGATGTTTTTGTAAATTAAAGAATCTTCTGTAGTATTTTTCGATGTATTCTCTTCTTCTGCCTTTACAAAAGATGTAGGAACTACTCCTGCTACAACCATACTTAATATTACTAAATATGTAATTGACTTTTTACAGCTCTTAAATATGTTCATAATCTTTCTACCCTCCTGCCACGAATAACCTCTTATTATGTTCTATAAATTTGAGATTTTTTGTGTTATTTTACGCTTATTTTTTATATATAAATTATATCACACAATACCACTATAGTCACTTTTACTCCAACCTAATATGTTATTTATATATAAAAAACAGTCACAATTCGAATGTGTTAGATGTTTCAAAACTTTCATGCTTAGACAACAACTTTTTATTTTAATTTTGCGACAATCTCAATCGAAAATTAGGAAAGCTGATTTAAGCTGGTGGTTGCTCGTGAGTTGTATAATCAAAATACTCTTGAAATATCAATAACCATCTGCTACTATAATATTACAAAAGGTACTACCGATAGACGGTTAGTCCTGATTGTTTTGGTTAAAAAAGTAACCGCCACTATTTTTGAAGTGAACCCCTTTTGTTAGACAAAAATATATGTCTAATGAAAGGGGTTATTTCTATGTCTGGAAAGAAAATGTACAGTACCGAATTGAAACTAGAAATTGTAAAACGTTATTTAGAAGGTAATATTGGATTAAAAGCACTTGCAGAACAATATCATGTTAACAAGGGTGACATTCAAAAATGGAAAGCAGCTTATGCAGAACACGGAGTGGATGGGTTATGTAAAACACACGGAACATATACTGGCGATTTTAAGGTCGCTGTTGTAGAATATATGCATACAACAGGAGCTTCTATGCGTCAAACTGCCGCACATTTCAATGTTCCATCCTTGAAATCAGTAAGTGATTGGGAACGAATTTATTACGAAGAAGGTAAAGAAGCTCTATATGAAGAACGACGAGGTAGGGCAAGAAAAATGAAAGCAAAGAATCCACGCAAAAAGCAAAAAGCAATCCAAGAAAATGAAGATTTGTTGGCAGAAGTACAGCGACTTCGCATGGAGAATGAATACTTAAAAAAATTGAACGCCTTAGTTCAAAAGCGGGAAAAATCCGAGAAGAAGACAAAGTAGCTGTTATATCAGAACTAAGGCGCAAATACAAATTAGCAGCATTATTAGAGTTAGTTGGTATGCCAAGAAGTACCTACTATTACTATGTAAAAAAGAGTAAAGAACCTGATAAATATGCCAAAATTAAGGACGAAATACACGCTATTTATCATGAAAATCAAGGGCGGTACGGATATCGAAGAATCACTCTGGAATTACGAAATCGAGGATATTGCATCAATCATAAAACAGTACAGCGGTTGATGAAATCAATAGGTATTAAATGCATGGTTCGTGTAAAAAAATATCGCTCTTATAAAGGTGAGGTTGGAAAAATTGCGCCCAACATCATTCAAAGAGATTTTGTTGCTACAGCTCCAAATCAAAAATGGACTACTGATATCACTGAATTTTCTTTGTTTGGCACAAAACTCTACCTTTCACCAATACTTGATATGTTCAACGGTGAAATTATCAGCTATAATATCAGTGAACGTCCAGTATTAGGACAGGTAATGGATATGTTAGATCAAGCTTTTGAGAAGATACCTGATAACACAAATTTGATATTTCATAGCGATCAAGGTTGGCAATATCAACATAAACAATACCAGATGCGTTTGAAACAAAAAGGAATCAGGCAAAGTATGTCCAGGAAAGGAAACTGCTTAGATAACTCTATAATGGAGAATTTTTTTGGATTATTAAAATCTGAATTGCTATACTTGCGTGAATTTGAATCGATGGATGAATTTAAAATAGAACTAATAAAATATATAGATTACTATAATAATAAGCGAATAAAGAGTAAACTAAAAGGACTGAGTCCTGTGCAATACAGGCTTCAATCCTTTGTAGCTTAGCTCTCAAATTTGTCTAACTTTTTGGGGTCAGATCATGATCCGACTAGATGGCATCTATTTTTTCTCTTTAAATCCTATTCCATTATTGCATTCTTTAATTTGCATAACGTTGTTTTCCCTTAAAAATTTATAAGGTATTCCATCAGGAAATGCATTACATGTAGGATGATATTTATTAACCATTTCTTTTCTTTTATTTTGACATCTATCACATGGTGTATTAATACATTGCATACCTAACCTCCAATATATCTTTTATATATGTCTATTGCTTCTCTAGGAACTTCTTCTCCACGTTTTAATAAAACTTCAACTTCTGCAATTAATTCACTACCATTCTGTGATGCAGTAGGAGACAAATTATCAAAATGTATATTATCTAATTCATTGTTAATTTCTTCTACTTCATCAATCGTTTTATTAAAATATGTTTTAGCATGTCCATTTTCATGCCAAACTGCTTCTTGTAAATTATTTGCCACTATATTAGGCGATTCATTAATCTGTTTATTAATTTCGTTAAGACTTCTGCCCATAAATACATTTTCATTGATTTTCAATCTTGTTAAAACACGCTGACCACCAAAATATGGCTCTGTTTGTAACAAAACTTTTTTACCATCTTCATCTGGTATCTTTTCAATAGAAACTTCATTAAAGAACATTCCCTTATCTTTGCAGTTATCATTAATAACATTTAGGATTTCCTGTTGTATTTCCTTCCCTAAAGCTGCATCTTCAAAATCATTAATTGTTATATTTTTAATTATATCAGAGTTAGAGCTTTTTTCAACAGACTTTGTACCTGATTTTTCTCCAATTATCGCACCATTTTTTAATTCATTTGCTTCATTTTTCTTTATTCCATGTCCAATATCTTTTAACCCATCAGCATTAACTTTGTCTCTGTGTTCACACAATCCCATCTTCTTGCAGAAATCACTATATTTTTGTGACATTGTCTGATATTTGCACTTTGCAGCTATTACCTCATCTGAATCATCTTTTAAACCTGATTGTTTTAACAAGTTAATGTCCTGCCTATATTTTCTCATTAATGTTTCAAGTCTGCGTTGATACTGCGTGGCTTCATACTTGTTGTATTCCTTACCGTTGTATTCCTTTTTTTCGTTTTCCTGTTTGTTTAATTCTTCAAGCTGTTCATCTGTATACGTTCTTACAGAAATGCCCGGAATAAATGGATAAAACGTATGTCTACAGTTTGCTCCACAAAGTCCATCAACTTCACCATAACCTGTTTCTCTAATAAATGATTTATAAAGAACACCATCTTCCTCCTTTTCTGCATTTGGATTTGTTCTGTCCCAATAGAATACTCTTCCCTGCCACACCTGATGTGTTGGTCTTGCAGTGGAATGCCAACTTGTTTCAACAAATTCTGTATTAAGTTTCTGCATGTTATTAGCACTTATTTTTCCAGTGACCTGATTTACTCCTGTTAGTATTGCTCTTCTTGCAGCCACATCTATTCTTGTGGATATTCCGGAATCATAGTTAATACTTCTGACACCACTTTTACTCATTTCATCAGTTGTTCTTTTAATTATGCTGTTATAATCAAATGTTCCATTTAACACATGCATAACTGCATTGTCCATTGTATCTTTGAAATAATTGTCCACTGTTTTGAATTTTTTCCTACCATTTGGTTGTTTTACTGAAAATCCTATTGTCCTAGTAATGTTCTTTAATTGCTTTGCTGTCTGCTCTTTAGTGGCTTCTATTAGTTGTTGCAATTCAACATTTTCCTCAAATGGTATAAACTCCTGCCCAACTGCCTGATATAAGGATTCATCTCTCAAATAACCTTCCTTTAAGGTGTTTGAATAAAGAAGATTTATTTCAGCTTCGCTTAGATTTAATGCTTCTTGTATGTGCTTCTTTATATCAATTTTATTGGCTCCCATATTGTACAATCTACTTAATTCCCAATCAGCTGTTCTAGTTAGCTCCCCTGCTTTTGCAATTCTTCTTATAATGTCATTCATTATTTCATTTTCCAAACAGGAATATATCTTTTCAATTTCTTTTGGAAATAAGTCTATTTCATCTGATTTGTACACTATTCATCATCTCCTGATGTCTCACCATCCTCTTGTTGCCCTGCTAACTTCTGCATTGCAACTTCTTCTGTCTCGCCATACCATTTCATTCTGTATTCAACCAAGGTCATTGCTCCCATAGCAACATCTGCTCTGTCTGTAGAACGTGCTTTTTCTGAATCAACAACAATACTATCATCCCATTCAAAGGAAGTATTAATATCTCCTTCAGGAGCCAGTCCGTATATGCTTACCCAGAAGTCCATAGCATCTATTAAATCTTTCAATGCATTCTGTAAAGCAAGTTGTGTATCAGAAACCATTGAATAAGAACGTTGCTTACTTGTTTTAATTTCTTCTGCTGTTTTATCCACATTGTTCGGATCTGAAAGTGTTCCATAAGCCAAATTACAATCAAATTCTACACGCTTTAACTGATTGTTAAATCCGTTATATAAACTCTGGTCTCTTATATCAGGAGAATATGTGTCCATAAGTGGCTTATCTGTTGCACCTGAACTATATTCAAGAGTTCTGTACAATCTATTCTTTCCACCGGGATATTCATATCTATCTGCTTCCTTATCATATTTAAGTAAGCTTTCTGCAATATGCACTGCTGCTTCCTTTGAAACAAATTCCCAATCAATCTGCGAATATCTTTCATCTGCCAATCTTATTGAATCAATTGCTTTAGAATACACCGAAACACCTATTGGTGATGCGGAATCTACTGTGTTTGCCAAAGGTACTTTAAAAAAGCCAAATGGTAACTTGCTTACATTCTTGAACTTGACTTCATTCTCCAGCATCTTCCACTTATCAACTTCTTTAATGTCAACCTGTGTTCCCAATATTTCAGGGTTGGAACTTACAAAAGCCATATTAATTATTGTTAAAGTATCATCTTCTATAATGTCTCTTTCCAATCTTGTGTATATCTTTTTACTTTTTCTAAACTGCTCTGTAAAAACACAGTCAGTTATGTTTCCTGAATCATCAAAAGATACCGGGAAGAAACAATCTGCCTGAATGTATTGCACAGCCAAACCATTTGTAGTTGTATATGGTTTAAACACTAAACTACCTTTGGCACAGCCATATTCCACATATTTTTTTAAATTCTCCAAAGCTTTAGCATAATAAGGTTTTATGTAATCCGCCCTTTCACTTCCGGTACACTCGCTTTTAAGTTCAAGAGTAACTAATCTTGCTATCTCCTGCGCTATACTTGCAGGAAGATTACAACTTTCATCACCTTTTTTTAACCAGGGAGATTTACCCTCATACATTGCACTCCATAATTCAATATGGCCTGCCATTGTAGCAATGTAGGATAAATCAACCGGTGCTTCGGAATTATTATTTAATACCTTGCCTATTTGGCTAACCATATTTGAAAATCTCATACCTTACACCTCTATTCATATCTGATAAATCTACTAATATCTCTTTCAAATGTATATTCAAAGGCATCTAGTGAATCAATGTCACTTGTGCCATCATCTAATCGTTCATCTTCTGTTAAATTCTTTGGATTCCATAATGCTCCACATAAAGCATCTTCCAATGACCTGCAATGCTGTCCCATGTATTTGAATCTGCCTTGTCCCATCATTCTCTGAACAAATCGTATTCTGTCATTAATTGGTATCTTCATTGCATTTTCTATTCGTAACCAGCCTAATCCATTCTTTCTTGCTGTACTTCTTAGGCCTGCTATTAATGTCTGCTCTGCACTATCACAATACACATGTGTTATATAGCCATATAAATTTAATACCTTTAAACAGAAGTCAACAAACAGCTTTCCAAGTTTTTCAGGGTCTATGTCATTCTGTGAACAGTCCACCCATTCAGATGCCAATGGAACAATATTCATATAGCCACTTGTATAACCTGTGGCACAAAATGCGTGTCCTGAACCACTTCCACCAAAATCCACACCTATGTTAATTTCCATTATGTTTATTGGTTTCTCATAAACCTTAAAAGGATTAGGTATTTGTGTCTGTGCATCATTAAACAGCTTGTATACTGCCCCTTCTGCTGCAACCCACAAACCTCTTATGTATCTGTCATAATAAACAGTGCCTTTATATTCATTGCACAGATTTTCAACAAACTCCTTTGGTAAAAAAGGATTATCAAATATTGTGTATTGCTGGCAATATATGTCTGCATCAGAATCAAGAAACTTCTTAAACCAATGGCTGGGATTGTCAGGGTTGCATGCACCATCAAAGCAACTGTATGGCTTATCCATACGTGATTTTAATAACTCAAATACTTCTTTGTTCCACTCTGCAACTTCATCACCATAAACATATTTAAGGGATGAACCTCTAAGTTTTGATACCTGGCTTACTTTTTCAGCACCAAGACAATAAGCATAATCTCCAAAGATGCTTACAATATTATTTGAGCCTATGTCACCGATTAGTTTAGGGCCATATATTTCTCTCATTGGTTGCAGAACGTTTCTTTCAATAGTTCCTTTTGAAACTCCTATGATTGCATTAAGTCCATCCTTGCCTACTCTATCTCTGATTCTTGATGGTATGGTATATAGGTTATCCATATAGGATTTACCGGAACGTGTTGCCCCGGTCTTAATGTTATATCTGTGATGTGCGTTCTTAACAAACTCCATCTGTTTATCACTTAGAACCATCAACATCACCTGCCTGCTTCTTAATCTGCATTAACAATTCATCTACTCTTGATAATTCATCTTCATTTGCCTTGCCTGTTGCTCTATCCACTTGAACATTAAGAAGCTCTATTCTTGCTCTTTGTTCAGATGTTGCTATATCCATATGACTTGCCAGCCAATCAAGGGCCTTCATTCTGTCTAAAAGCTTTACTGATGAATTCTTCAAATTAATGTCTGATATTAAAGTACCATCTACTTCATCAGAGTTTTTAAACTTAACAACATTTAGTTTCTGTCTTAATACTTTCTCGTTGCCATCTTCATCCTTAATCTTTACAGGACCAAATGCACCAATAACATCTGTTTCTTCCTGACCAAAGGTTACATAGTCGGTTATGTCAGCAAAAGCAATATCCATGTATTTTTGAAATATGTCTTCCTCTGACAGCATTTCTCTGTTTAATCGGTTTTGCTTTAACTCTGTTATACAATTTCTTATCTTTTCCTTTTGCAACAATCTGCAACCTGAGACTGCTGCAACATTATACTTAACACCATAGGCTTTCATATATGCCTTGGTTGCATTGAAACAGCGAACATAATATATGCAAAATAATCTCTGTTCATCTGTCAGATTACCATCTTTAACTACCTGCTCAACTTCATCAAAAGAGGTAGTATTTTGTATGCGTACTTTTTCCTTTTTTGTACGCGTACTTTTTTGCCTTTTTCGGTTCCAGTTGTACCTTGTCTTCCAAGATTTTACTGTGCTAATTGATACACCATATTTATCTGCTATCTCTTTATATTTAAGACCATTCATATAGTCTGTTTCTGCCTGTTCATATTTTTTTAATTCATTGCTCACAACACCACCTCTCTTACTTTTGTGTATAAAAAATAGAGCCTTGCTTAATTGCAAAAGCTCTATTAATAAGGGCGGACGGATTTCAACCGCCTCCTCTGTCACAACCTCACCTGTGTACTCACAACCTATTGGCTGGTCTTTTTGCACTGGTGCATTGTTTGGTTGCACCCATTGTTCTCACTCGTAAACTACTTCCCTCATCTATAATCTTCACATCTTTTCTATACTTTGTCAATTAATACTTCTCCCACGAAAAAAGACACCCTAAGGTGTCTTTTCCGAACTATACTAATTATCTTATGGGGGAATGAAAAAATTAAAACATCAACCATTCTTAACACAATACCATTATAGCATTATGTAATGTGAACTAATATGTCCTATTGTGAACTATGCTAATTTGTTAATTTTTCTAAACTCTTCCAAAGCTCTGCCATGTAACTTTAGAATCCATCTATAACTATAGTTCATTTCCATTGCTATCTCTTCCCACTTCTTGCTCTGGCAATACCGCTTGTACAGTATCTGCTCATAGTCAGTGTTGTTTAACTTCTGTATGCTAATAATTACCTCTGCTCTAGCTAAAGCAAATTCACGCATAAGATTGTTCCAATCATCTTCCTTTTCGTTTATCTTGCATATTGTCTCAGCCATCTTGTCCTGTGCTCCAGAAGACATTACTCTTTCCTCCTGCTGAACTGCCCCGGTACTTACTACCATCTCTCTTAATGTGTCTATCTCTTCTTTAAGCATCTTCATTTTTGATTCAAGATTCCTTACCTGATTAAGATACTCCTTTGCTGTCATTTCCACTGTTTTTCTTTTCCTCCTCTTTGTACTCTTCCTGTCCTAACTTATACATGCAATATCCTAGAAATACTGCATTTATTAACAAAAGTATGTATGATATTATCACTGCTCACTCTCCTTCCGGGCATAAAAAAACCAACCACCGAATATTGGTAGTTGGTCTGTTTATGAATTCTTACTCACTTTCAAAACATTGTCTCCCATATATAACATAAACTTTTTTAACAAAATAAAGGAAATCATCTCTAATTTTAATATCCGTATAATGCTCTTCACGATTACAAAATAAAATCGCTTTGGTTGCATCATTAGGAATGTTTACCTCTTCCCTTTTCGTGTATTTTTTCAATATGTCAACAAATTCACTATTTAATAGCGTGCCTTTATATGTTCTATCTTCTAAAGAAAAAATTTTCTGTTCTTCTTCAATTGCTTTTAGCAACATTTCCTTATCGCAAGGATTAAGATTTACTATAATT